TTATCCACGGCGATTCCTTTTTGATGCATCATCCACATGCCATGCACTGGCAAGTGCCTCAGCAACCTGATAAAAGGAATGGCGTACCCGGGTGGTGCATCTTCCCTCGTCAGTAAAGTATTCAACAGCGGTGAGTTCCCCTCCACTTTCATGGTCCGGGTAAAACTGTGTCACCTCATTACTGTCGATAATCACAGGACCCGAAATTGTCTGCATTTTCAGTTTCATTTCACTTGTTCCCCTTTGATACGAATCCCCGCGGCAGTACAGACCTGTTCCAGTTCAGCCACCCTCCGCTCACTAGCATCCAGAGCATCAAGCACAACTTTTATTGCCACGGCATGCGCCATCGGAGTGATTGCAGGAACAGGTCCAGATAACAAAACACGCAACTGCATCCTGGCCTTCTCCAGATTCAACATTCCACTGATTTTTCTCATGAATGATTCTCCTGTTCCTGAAGGTCTGATATCTGTCGGCACCAATGAACAGCCTGACATGCTTCCTGTAATACCCAGTCAACAGCGTCTTTCCATGCTCCGGTTTCGACTGGCGGATTTTCACGCTTAACCTGTTCATAAAAGCGCACAGCCTTAACCAGTCCTTCAGGTGCCACAAGCACTGGTGGCACAGCGTAGAGTGGTGTCCACTTTGGCGCTTTATCCCCGACCGAACGCTGATACCAGTCACCCGGTTTGTATTCATAAAACTCACCAACCGGCTCGGCTTCCAGCGACGCCAGGGCAATCCGCGCCAGTTCTTCCGCTTCTTCTGCTGGCAGTACAACGTTGCTACCCGGTCCGTATGTTTCGCGCCACTGCCTGATTGTCAGCAGTCGTCCTTTGGTAATAGTGATCATGCCGCGTTTCCTTCTTTCTTATTAACAATTACACCGTCATATATTTCATTAAGGTGCCCTCTCAACTCCATCCGCCTTAATGCAGATAACATGTAATCGCATTCAACCTGCTTATTCCCGGTAAATGGCTTATCGTCAGGATTACCCCAACAGCAATTACCCCTGGGCCATCCATGTACTTTCCGAACTCTTCCGTTAACAACGTGAAGTAATCCCCAGCCAGGAGGTAAATCCTCAACTGAAATAATTCCCGGCTCACTAATAAAGAATCGCCAGTCGCCCATGCCAAGAGAGGGATTTTTACGGAAACGCTTTTTTCTATCTGCCAACAAATCAGAACGAGAACACTTCACCTCTATCAGGCATGATGCTGAATTTCTGAATCCCATAGCATCTGGCTGTTCTCCAGTGCTGGTTACAGCTATAAAGCGGTCATGAAAGCAAACCTTGAACCCGTTGCGCTTAAGGAACTTGTACGCAATCTGACAGAGTTCGCGGTGTGTTAACGCCATATCACTCTCCTTTGATGCGAATGCCAGCGACGCGGATTGCAGCGATGACTTCAGAAACTTTGTATGCCATTACCGTGTGGTAAGCCTCGTTAAAATCTGTTCGATGAAGCATACTGCTACGTTCCGGGAGCGATATTTCCCGAGCATCCAGTTCCTTAACTCGTTCCTCCAGTTCGTAGACTCTGCATTGTTCTTTATCATCAATCAGATATAACCCAGGACATTCGCTTTCTACCCAACCGCCGAAATCATGATCGTAACGCTCACATGAAAACTCACCGTCACCGTCCTTTGTTGGAATGGTGTAACTGTCTAATGGGCCACCATACGTCGGCACATTTCCCAATGTCGGATGCTCAATCCACATGAAAAATGCACGTCCGGTTATTGGGCAAATATCTGGCCGCCATTGGTTACGAACAGCGTTGGTTTCGGATAATTCTTCAGCGTGTTGTTTTACTTCCTCAAGCTCAACTCTCAGCTTCCCAACCGTAAGAGCAATATCCTCATTCTCCTGGTCGCGGGATTTAATGTATTGCTGTTTTTCGTCCAGCTCATCCAACAGCCCGGAGATAATATCCACTTCCCGATGACGGATGTGATGCTTAAACGCAGCCAGAGCCGCATCACAATCCCGTTCAGCATTTGGGCTGTCCGGGATGGACTGATACCACGCCAGCGTCGACTGATAGTTTTGTGCTGCCTTACGCAGTGCCTGATAGTCAATCTTGTTCACTGGTTGCCTCCTTTGCGAAGCTCTGCGGCAAAGTCAACTAACCACTCGGTCATTTCAACCTTCCCTACCAAGTCTGAACCAGGAAACATACAGCAATCACTCTGCGCCGCTTTGAAATCCTTATACTCATATTCCTGAGCCACCAGATTTTTTGCAGCTTCTATAGCAGCATCCCCCCCCTGCGCCCGTACTTCAGCCAGGAAAGCATCGGTGGCTGGGGTTTCAACACAGATGCTGTCGCGTAAGATGAAAAATGCATTGAGCATTCCTGCCTCTGGTACTTCATCCTGGTGCTTCTCATACGCATCAAGAGCCTTCATCATTTCAGGTCCGAATGGTTGAGGAAGTGCTGTCTTCAGTATCGCATTCTCCGCCGCCAGCGCCGAAAACGTCTCGTGTGCCAACGTAGCAGCCGCATCAGCCCGCTCAATTGACTCAGTCGCTTTCTGGAGCTCTTCGCCCATCGCCGATAAAACAGCCTCCAGTTCGGATAAATTAGCGTCCAGTTCGGCCAGGAGTTTGCTTTTGGCTTCCCGTTCATCCAGCAGTGCCTGCACAATCGATGGTGTTACCAGCTCATGGAAAAGATCCGTGTCAAATCCCCAGTCGTCATGCATTGCCTGCTCTGCCGCCTCACGCAGTGCCTGGTAGTTAATCTTGCTCACTGGTTGCCTCCTGACTTTCAGCCTTCAGCACCATGCGGGAGCCATCGTCCATTTCCCACATAATTTCACCACCTTCTGCCATGACCAGATGCCAGACAAGCTGAGCCGCCTCATTGGTTACATCGCGGCCGGGATCATTACCGACACGAAGACTGGTTCCGTCGTCAAGATTACGCATTTTTGCCAGCACGATAGTTTTTGAAAACGGAGAAAAACCCAGCTGGAGTCTTGCTGCATTACTCATCTTTCCACCTCACTTCAGTCTCATGTTGTTGTATCGTTCATGACTCAACAGGGCCCAGGTCAGCCCTTTATTCCGGCTCAGTAACCGCCAGTCAGGACCAACATCAATCTTGAAATAACCAAATCCCCTTTCCTTCAGTTCATGATAATTCCGCTCTCCACGACGGAAGCGATTGACCAGTTCAACCGCCTTACGCTGACTGGCGGGAGGGACGCCCGGACTTGTCAGCACTCCGGGAACCAGTTCTGTCATCTTCATGACGCGCTCCTTACCTGATCCGGATTTCCGGTTGTATGCCACCCTCTGACGGCATGCCAGATGGCCGTCAGTGGAATGTTCATCTGTTCAGCACAAAGCATCATGACATCCAGCCCGTCCACACTCTCCACATCATTGATCCCGGCTTTCTGCCACAACCGCCAGAGTTCAGAATTCTCATCGTCACTCAGGGTGATCCCCCTTCCGGGACGAACATCAATACCGGAGATACGACGCCGCGCAGCCACATCCACGCTGGAAAGACCAAAATAAAACGCCATGAGTTCGATAGAGCCCCCCAGCGCCAGAGCGCGATCGATTCGCTGCAGACGTTTCTGTTCAGTCCGCGCCTGCTGCAACATGCGCACAAGATTGTTGTGGTTAATATCCAGCCGCAGCACCGACACTTCTGAATTTGACAGATAGTGAATTTCTTCAATGCTCAGCCCCTGCAGCATCTGCATTTCTTCCCGGGAAAGCCCCAGTGCTTCACATCGCCGCAGATAGCCACTCTTGAGATCCATCACCAGTTGCATCAACAGCCCGTTGGTGGCCTGTGACAAGTTGTTACTCATACCTCACCTCCGCCCGATATCAGGCTTTCAGGTCTCAGATTCCGGGAACCAACACCATGATGCAGTGTTGCCTTTTTACCCTCGCTGTATCCCTGCCAGCGTGCACGATCACCACCATTACAGTCCTTAACATTCCGGAAGGCAGCCATTCCCTCAAATTGCTGTCTCTTCAGCCACGTCTTCATTACACGCGTCTCATCTTCCGTGAGCGGGAATGCATCCACCACATCACGCACCCCATAAACCCAGCCGTCACGAAACATGGCTGCTCTTGCCCTGCGGGTTGACAATTTTAATGCCCTGCTCTGGGTTGAAAGATACGCCTTTGTTGCCTTTTGCATCTGCCGGCAGAGAACATCAAAGGCATACGCCGCCACAACCGGGCGCTCCCCAAAGCCATAAAATATGACAACCCGCCGCCAGTACCTTCCGGTTGTGATACGCCAGTCCAGGTATGTATGGCATCCGAATGCCTCTGCAACAACATGCATAAGGCGCCCCATCCATACCGGAACTTTTTCCGCTTCTGACGGGGCCCCCTTTGATGACGAGGTCTTTATCACCGAAATATCAGTATCCAGTTCAGTGATACCGTGCTTGCGCATCAGCGCCTGAGCACGGGAAAGTGCCTGGCCTGCCTCATGGGGGTTACTGTTATTCCGGCTCAGCGCCAGCAGTTTTCTTATCCGTTTAATCAGTTGATCCTGACGTGCGGCATCAGCATTCATCGCGCCCTTCCTCACTCTCGTCTTCCACCATACGCTGCAGCCCCCGCAGACGACGCAACACACCCAGCAGGCGAAGCAACTTTCCTGCATGTTCATCATCAAGCAACGGCAGGTCTTCTTCAGTACTGCCGCCTATCAGCAGTGCATCAAGGGAAACCGGATTGACCCGCAGAACCTCCTCACCGGTCAGTCTGACAAGAAATGCCATGACCGGTGAGCAATTTGCCTCTGCCGCACCAAATCCTGCAGACAGCTCACTTTCCCGGTCCATCGCTATCTCATCGACACAGCCTGTATGTGACGCCAGCTCCCATGCGAGGTGAAACGCCTCATTCTGCAGAGATTCGATATCATCCTGTTCAGCACCAGTGAATGCAGACGCCAGGCGAAATTCTCCCCCCTCCTGCATGGCGTTATCTTCCGGCATTATCGGTATATCAGTTGACTCACCGGTCGCATCCTCTCCGCAATCACCGCTGTATGAGTCTTCGCCACCATACATATCCGGTTGAACTTCCTTTCTGCGTCGTTCGCGTTTATCTGCGACCGGGCGGTCCTCTTTCTCAGCCCCTGATTGCGCAGTATTCATGACGCTCTCACGGTCTGCGGGAGTGGCGGCAACGACCTGAGCAGCTTCCGTCATCCCGCCAGACGCCACCTGAGCCCCCGGTTCCGGGGGGCTGCCCGCCGGCATGAGTACCGGTTCGGGTTCACCAAAATGGTGACGTCGATTACGCTCCCGGGGATCCAGCTCCAGCAACCAGCGATCGTAATCCAGTACCGGATGTGGCAGAGCCTTCAGCAGGTCACCGATCAGCTCGTCCCTGAACATTTCCATGGACCAGAGTTCCGGCGAGTTGAATTTGCCGCAACATTCACCAAACACGCGATCAAAATCCACATCGTTTTCCGCCGCGACTGCAAACTGCCCCCAGATGCGTTCCGCATCCTGACGGAGAGATAACAAAGAATTGACCTGCGGTCTCCCCATTCCTGACTCCAGTAGTTCGGGGATCCACGGATACAGATATTTCAGCGCATGCTCCATCCTGCTGACGGATGAGTGGCTTACCGGAAGGCCTTCATCTGTCAGTAATGATGCCAGTTCTCTGATCGTCACAGTCCGCTGCAGGGACTCTTCATAAATCATCCGTGCTTTATGGATACCCTGAGCCTTTTCAATAAACGTCAGTTCGCCCCTGACTTCATTCTCAGCCAGATGACCAATGACACACTGAAGCCGCCCCGGCCACGGTTTGAAAAGCACATGAATACGGTAGAAACGCTGCTCGCCGGTCTCCTCCCACAGTTCTCTCAGGATCTGATAACGAGTGTTACCACCATCGCTGAAGATGTAGATATCCGGCTCACTCTCCGGTATCCGGGTGACCTTTGGCACCGTATCCAGTCCGCGGGAGAAAATTGAACTTTTAATATCGTCGTACCGGGGATTGCGCGTGGTTCTCGGGTTATCAGGATTAGGGCGCAACTGATCCAGCGTCAGAACCATGGGCGTTTCCCCCAGGGCAACCACGTTACCGGTCTTACTGGCCTGGCGCCCCGGTTGCATGATGGCGGCCCCCAGGTCAAGGGAATGATTTCGCTTAATTGACATACGCATTGCCTCCGGAACGGTCAAAATTCCAGCCACGTTCAAACGGTGAAAACAGGGTGTAACGACCATCGAAGCTCACCCGTATCGTACCGGTCGGTCCCTGTCGCTGTTTGCTCACAATGATTTCCGCCACGCCCTTATCCAGAGTGCCGGGGTTGTAAACCTCGTCACGGTAAATAAACATAATGAGGTCAGCATCCTGCTCCAGCGCCCCGGAATCACGCAGGTCACCGTTGTTTGGTCGTTTATCTGCCCGCTGTTCCACCTGTCGGTTAAGCTGCGACAGTGCGAGCACAGGGCATCCAAGTTCTTTCCCCAGCGACTTGAGGGCGCGGGATATTTCCGCAATCTCCTGAGTGCGGTTTTCCTGGTCCGGTGAACGAATCAACTGGAGATAATCGACCATTATCAGGGAAGGTCTGCCATACAGACGCACATAACGACGGGCACTGGCGCGCAGTGATGACGGAGTCTGAAATGACGAGTCATCAATGATCAGGCGGTTACCTTCACCGACAGATGTCCCCTCCTGCATGAACTCACCCATTGTTGCCGTAAGTCTCGCCCACTCCTCATCGTCCATCATGCTGCTGCGAAGACGAGTCAGCTCCACCCGGGACAGCATCGACAGGGTACGCAGAATCAGTTGCTCCCTGGACATTTCTATGCTGAACAGGAATACCGTTTCATCGGTCCGCTCACGCAGGGCATTAAGACACAGAGTGAGCCCAAGGGCCGTTTTCCCCATCGACGGACGTGCTGCCAGAAGGATAAGATCCCCGGGCTGCAGGCCACAGGTCATCTCATCCAGTTCATCAAACCCCGTTGGGGTGCCCGTCATCCCGCCCGCCCTCAGTCCTTCTTCCAGCTGACGCAGGGCCAGCTCCATTGCGGAGGAAAGGCTCACTTCACTGCGCTCATGCAGCATGCCTGTCTGGGAAAGAGAAAAAAGTCGCCGTTCCGCGGATTCAAGAACTGCGCGCGGAGTGGCATCCGGCGATGCAACATCAGCAACCAGAGAATTACCGGTTTCCTGAAGCTGCCGCAGCATACTCTTTTCCGCCACAATACGGACATAAGCCATGATATTGGCTGCTGAAGGTGTATTCTTACTGAGCTCAGCCAGGTAAGCGAAGCCGCCGAGTGCCTCAATATTGTGCGTTTTCTCAATATGCTCACTCAGCGTGATGAGGTCGAACGGCTGACCGCTGACTGCCAGCTCTGACATAGAGCGGAATATCACCCTGTGCACAGCCAGAGAAAAATCCTCCCTCCTGAGCATCAGCACCACTTCATCCCAGCGATCATTATCAAGCATCAGGCCGCCAAGCACAGCCTGTTCAGCATCAACGGAGCGCGGAATATAGCGTTCAGCCATGGTGTATCCTCCCTCTCTGACTGCCGGAAACCCGGCTATGTGAAAAAAGGAAAAAGGGTGCCGGACGAACAGTTGCAGGGCATAAAATGCCCATAACTGCCTGTACGTTTTCAGACCGGTAAGTTTGCCGCCCCCGGTCTGAAGGTACGGACAGCATTCGCTCATTCATAACAATCTGATTTAAAGGAAAAACTTTATGAATACAGAAAAACAACTGCCGTCCGGCATTGGATCTGAAGTGAAATACACCCAGCAGTTCTGGCTGCTGAGTAACGGAAAGGTCATGACGGAAAAAGACGGGCTCTGTAACCCCTTCCCCCCGAACTGTATTGAATCGGCTCATCCTTTCACTCCGTTTCAGCAGAATCAGTGGATTGAACTGAACACTGTCGGGTCGAATGGACCGGTGAAAGCGACATTTCTTGTGCACAGCGTACTTCATAAGCTGAAACGTCAGGGTGGCTCCCTGAATGATGACTGCCGGCCTGAATACGGCCGGAGCATTGCTCACTGGCACACTGACGTGTTTGTTGAGAAAAAAGCGCTGCCTGACTGGCTGAGAGCATTCCACACTGACGTTTCGCACTCGTAAAGACACGTTCAGCCCGACGGGTCATATTTTCCAGCCACCCGTCGGGGAAAATGTCAGCACCATCACGGGGAAATAAAATCGCTTTCCATTCAGGGTATGAGCGCGGAATACCTCCGGAAACATTCCGGCTCAGACAGAGACTCACAGTACAGGCAGCACGGAATGCATATGTTGCGATGCTCTCATCATATGTTGCGATGTTCTCATTATTGCCTTTCTGCCGTTCCACCCGCTCTTCAGCATCAAATGCCAGTGCAGCAAGGCTTGCCCAGCACATGCAGTTCATTGAATTCCCCGGAACGCGCTGCAGCTCGCGGCGCACCATGTTGACCTCCGCACTGAAAAAAGCACTCTCATCGCCTTCAAGGGCAGCCAGATGCAGCGGAAGCCAGACCTGACTGAACCATTCGCACATCCGTTCCCGGTTACTGACGGCCATCACTATCTCCGGGCGGGAACCGTCCTGAAAAACACGTCCGGCGCGTGGAGAACTGTATGAAACATAACCACCGTGCACCGCAATGACCGGACGACATGACGCCGGAACCCCCACACGACACCCACTGGCAATCCGGGTCATCAGCAGGTTCAGTTCAGCCAGCAATTCAGGGCGGGTTAACACCGCCGGAACCGGAGAATATTTCACTGAGGAAGACATACTTTCACCTCCATATCTCTCTGCCCGCCAGGTGCGTCACTTCCCCGCAGATAACCGGAAACCTGGCTGTGTAAAAAAAGGAAAAAGGGCGCCGGACGAACAGTTGCAGGGCATAAAATGCCCATAACTGCCTGTACGTTTTCAGACCGGTAAGTTTGCCGACCCCGGTCAGAAGGTACGGACAGCATTCGCATACTCATAACAGATTGTTTTAAAGGAGAATTTTTATGAATACAGAAAAACAACTGCCGTCCGGCATTGATAACAACCATGATGAGGATGGCAACATGGCAAAATATTATGAAAACTGGAAAGCCGGAGGCATGAGCACCGACGATGTGGAACGTTGTAAAACCTTCTTTGACCAGGGAACTGAAATCTTTCCCGGGGCTGACCAGAAGCTCGCTTACCGACTTTGCTGGCTCGGACACTGGCTGATTAACAGCCGTCGCTGGTTTTTTCTGGACGATAACAGTATCAGCATTCAACAAGCCGTTAAGTTTGCTCTTATTCATCAGCATCACTGGCTCCCGGCAACGGTTGAGCAGATGACCCCCGCAGAGATGTCCCTTGCTCTGACAGATTACTGGGCTGACTACTGGACACAGCCGACTGAGCCGGAGAAGGCGCTGGTTCACATGACTGACTGGCAGTACCAGAAACTTTGTTCAAATCAAAAAAAGGTAAATGGTGGCCAATGAAGCGTTCAATTTGAGCGCTTCTGCGACAAATAGCGTCGGACTGAGAATCCAGTCTGGTTATCTGAGATTCCAGTTCCTTACACTGTTTACGAAGATTCGACAGATTCAGCCCTGACTCATCAAGCAGGGCTTTAAATCCTTCGTTAAGCAGCGCTGTAAATACTTTGCAACGCTCCCTGACATCCTCTTCCGATGCTTTATTCTCAAAGACTTCCCGGGCAATAAAATCCAGTAACGCATGACAGGCTGACTCAACGGGTGAAGACGTATTACGGTTTGTGGTATTGCTGCTGTTATTCATGGGGTTAATCCTTCTCATCATATTGATTAAATGGATAAAATTAATGACACTGATGAAATAACGACTTCCGGTATTGATAACCTCCATAAGCCACAGCAACAGAGCTGACTGGTTCTCGCTTAACCTGAATCACTGACGAATTCCTCCGTTTTCCAGCAGCCCGTCAAACGCCGGTTTCCACTCAGGAAAGAGTTCACAGGCCAGGCTGTGCATCGTGACAAGCGCAGAATCACTGCGACGTGTGGATTCTTTTTCGAGACGATGAACGGGTTGACCAGCCGCATGTCCCTGCTTGTAAATATTCAGGTCGTAAATCTGTGTGGAAAGAAGGGAAACGGCACCTTCAGGTAACTGTCTGCTGTAACGACCGGTCTGAATAATTCCGGCCAGCTCATCCAGCGTCTTCCTGGCCAGCGCGGTATAGTCCATGCAGTTAACCAGCGTGCGTACTTTAGGCAGGGGTATCCCAAGTTCACGGTAGGGCAGCAGGTTCTCCATGACGTTGACAGTACCGCGAATAAATTCACGAACATCGGGAAGAACCGGATTGACCATCCCGACAACCGACTCAGTCGCCGACAGTACTATCATCTCCAGCATGACGGAGCGCGCCCCCTGAGAATCAACGACAATGACATCGTAGTTATTCAGGAAAAGTGGATGTTGCAGAACATTCCGGAGGCGAAGACGCCCGTCCGGGGCGTGAAGCATCGCGGTTTTTAACTGTTCATGAGGATCATTGGAGACAATCAGATCAAGGCCATCGATAGCCGTGCGGGAAATGATATTATCGGGATGAGTGAGGTCAGCCGTACGCATAAGAAGTTCAAAAAGGCCGGCTGGCGCTTCATATGTCAGCGGAAAGATATTACTGGCTGTGGGTTGAGCATGATCTCCGTCAATCAGCAGGGTACGTATACCTGCATCGGCCAGAAAACCAGCAAGATTTGCGGATTGTGTTGATTTACCTTCACCACCTTTGGTGGAGACAACGGGCAGTATTTTCAT